GCAGGGGCCGGTGACACACTCGTAATGCGTAGGTCATCGGTTCGATTCCGATAGGCGGCTCCAGGTCAGGAGCCTGAGCAGGGAAAGGCTCAAGATCAATGCCAGCCATCGTGCCAGCCAAACCCCCCCGGAACGAGGCCAGATCTGCGGCCATGTCAACCGCGCTGGCCGGCCGCGCGTCAGACTCGCATGAGGAAGATTCCCGCCGCGCTCGCGGCCACCGCCTTACTGGCCACCGCCGCGTGCGGCCAGCAGCCCGGCGCTGCGCCGGCCGCGGCCAGCAGGCCGCCGGCGTCGTGCCGCCAGCAGTACGAGACATGGAAGCACGGCCCGGCCCGCCACCTGGAGGCTGCCGCCAGCCGGCTGCAGGCCGACGGGAAGGCCGAGGACATCCCGAAGCTGGAGGCCGACCTCAAGACGGCGGGCAGGGATGCGGCCACGCTGGCCCCGCCACCGCGGTGCGCCGACCCGAAGGACTACGAGAAGCAGGTCATGGCGCGAATCAGCGGGCTCGGCGGCCTGATGCTGGCCGAGGTGCCACTGAAGAACATGAAGGCGATCGAGCGGAAGCTCGGCGCCGAGCTGGACAAGACGGTCGGCAAGAACCGCTAGAGATCACTGCCCGGTCACATACCGCTGCATCGCATCGGCGGCCCGCCGGTGCAGCACCGGCCGCACATGCTGATAGACCCTCCGCGTGAAGTCCGGCGAGGCGTGGCCGATCAGCACCTGCACCACCTTGATGTCCTCGCCTTCCTCCAGCAGTGCGGTGGCGAACGCGTGCCTCAGGTCGTGCACCCGGTAGTGCGGCAGGCCCAGGTCGCCGGTGAGGTCGCGCCAGTTCTGCCAGTCGGCCCGCTGCGGCAGGGTGAACACCCGGCCGTCGGTCAAATCGCGGACCTGAGTCCTGCGCCACTCGCGCAGCGCGTCCACGGCCACCGGCGGCAGCGGGGCAGCCCGCACCGCCGCCTCGCTCTTCGTCCCCGGCACGTCGATGTACGGCTCGTTCCCGTCGAGGTGAACATGCCGCCAGCGCAGCCGCAGCGCCTCACCCTGCCGGATGCCGGTCGTGATCGCCACGATCCACCGCGCCCCGTACGGCCACGTCTGGCAGCGCTCAATGATCCGGACCACCTCGTCCGCCGTGGGCGGCTCCGGCCGGGCCGGGCGCGACCGAGGCGGGTGCACCAGCGCGCACGGGTTGTGCGGCAGCTTCCGCCGCGCCACCGCCGTATTCAGCGCCATCGACAGGATCGTGTGCGCCTGGCCGATCGTCGCCGCCGAGACCATGCCGCCGCCGCGGCGGGCCGGCCGCCGGGCGAGCTGGGCGTGCCAGGCCTCGATGTCCTCGACGGTCAGCTCAGGCAGCGGCACGCGCTCGAAGTAGGGGGCGATGAGATCCCGCACGTGATGCAGGTAGGTGCGGCTGTAGGTCGCCTCGGAGATGCGCGGCCGGGCCGTGTTCTCCAGCCACCGCAGCACCCACTCGCCCACGTAATACGGCCGGCCCCTCGGCGCAGTGAAGCCGTCGGCCCGGGCGGCCATGAACGCGGCCCGCTTACCGTCGGCCTCCACCGCGGTCGCCCCGGTGAACTCGCGCCGGTCCCGCCCCCCGCCCGGCAGCCAGCCCAGGTCGGCTACAGCGACCCATCCGGCTTTCCGGCCACCCTGCTTCCCGCGCTCGTAGAGCCCTCCGGTTCCCTGCTGCCGCCGTCGTGGCATGACGCCTCCTGCCTGGCCTTCGCCTTACCAAGCTTGTACCCGGCCGTGAACGCGAGGACGAAGGGCGCGATCACCCACCTCACCCACACTGCCACGATGGCAACCTGGACGGCTCCAAGGACGAGGCGTCTCGGTCCGGGTGACGACATAGTCAAACCCCCACTTTCAGATGCAGGCTGCCAGCCCCGCTCTGCAATTTGCGCTGCATGCTATTGCATGGAGTGCGCGAGTGATTACCGGAGTGAGACGCCCCGCAAGCCTGGAACGTTTACGCCCCGCTGTCATCAGTTGTATCGCGCAAGATCAGCTCCGTCAGGGCGCGCTTCTGCCTCTCGCTGAACACCCGCGATCCGCTGATCTGGTCCACCACCGCGCGGACCTCGCCGGCGAACTCGTCACCGGCCGGCAGCCTGCGCAATTCCGCGGCGGCATCTTCCCGGCCGGCCGTCTCAAGCTCGTCCGCGGTGACGCCGACAGCCCATGCCATCCGGGCCAGCGTCTCGGCCGGGGCCTTCTCCGGGTAGTCGGTTCCGCGGATGCGGATCACGCCGGTCTCGAGCTGGCGGTACCGGGTCTCTGAGATGCCCGCGCGGCGTCCTGCCTCGAGGCGGGACAGGTGCTGTTCGGTGCGCTTGCGCGCGATGATCACCGCTTCGGGCGGCGGCTCTGGCGTCATGCGCCGTCTCCCCATCGTCTGGTCTCGCGTACTTCCGCACAGTAACACGCACTTACGCGCAGGCAATAGGTCGCGATTAAGTCTCAGGCCGACGAGTTGGCGAGTTTCGCTGGACAGTTACGCGTAGGTGCGCGTAGTGTCGCGCCATGACCGAACCTCTACTGCTCACCGTCAAGGAGACCGCGGACCTTCTCGGGCTCTCCGAGACCACGGTCTGGACCATGATCCGCAAGCGCGAGATTGCCTCCGTCGGGGGTACCGGCCGCGGCCAGGGCCAGCGGCAGATGCGCCGTATCGAGCGGTCCGAAGCGCTCGCGTGGATCAAGCGCAACCGGACCCCCGCAACCCCCTGAACAGCATTCAGCCCGCCCCGGTGTGTGGCCAGGACGGGCTGAGGAGCAGCACCACCATCGTAAAGGAGTAGCAGCATGACCACCTACCTGCATCCGGCGCTCAGCAAGGTTGGCGCGCCTTCCGCGAGGCTGAACCAGGCCGCCTTCGCGGCCGGCGCCCTGACGGTCACCGTCGATCTCGGCGGCGGCAACGGCATGACCTTCGAGAGCCCGGACGAGATCAGGCCGTACCTGGCCGCGTTCGAGCAGGCGCTGGAGCTGGCGTGCGACGGCCAGGCCGAGCTCGCCCGGCGTGCCGCCCAGCAGGCCGCTAAGGACGAGCCGCGGTTCTGCACGGCCACCAGCCCGACCAGGTACCGGCACGGCAAGGTCAAGTGCACCCTGGACGCTGGCCACGACGGCGAGCACGAGGCCGGCGGTATCGGCCCGGTGGCGTACCGGTGGGCCGAGGGCAGCGAGATCGACTGGGAGACCGAGCCCACGGCGGTGGCCCGGTGACCGCCCAGATCATCTCCACCGGCATCGACGGCCACTGGTCGGCCGGGATCCCGCTCGGCGGCACGCCGCTGGCCATCGCGCACACCAGCAGAATCCTGCTCGGCTTCGACGGCGGCACCCTGTTCTACCTCGACCTGGCCGGCGCGTCCCCGGGGTGGCTGGCCGACCTGCGGAAGGCACTGGACGAGGCCACGCCGGCCCCGGTGCCGCTGGCGGCCCTGTGCGGGCCGGCCCGCTACCAGCCGGAGACGCCGGCCTGCCCGGCGCACGGCTGGTACGACTGCCCGTGTAGCGGCACGCCGGACTACCGCGTCGACCCGCGCATGGTCAGCCGTGAGCCGCTGGAGCGGATCGCGGCCGAGGACAGCGCGCCGGAGCGCCAGGCGGTGACCCCGTGACCGCCCGGATCGGGCAGGCCCCCGGATGGTGGCCATCCCTCGTCCAGGCACTGTGCGACTCGTGCGGCTGGCGTGGGCCGGTGCGTGACCTGACCAAGGGCAACGGCCAGGTGCTCGCCCAGCTCGACCGCGACGAGCACACCTGCGGCGGTGCGTCGTGACCGCCGGCCTGTACACCGCCCTCGTCGCCGCCTGCCTCGGTGTGCTGTTCGTCACCACCCACCTCGTCAACGGGTTCGCCCACCCGCGCGGCCAGCACCACGGCGGCCGGGCCGAGCGGGTCGTGAAGGCGAGCGCGCGGGAGGCGCGGGCCGCGTGGGACGGCGAGCCGGAGCCGCTGCTGTTCTGGTCTGACGGCACGCTGGACGACCCGGACAGCCGGTGGGTGGAAGTGTCGCCGCTGGCCATCTGGTCCGCGCCCGTCAGCCGGCCGGTGCCGGACCCGTGGGAGGTGCAGGCGCGGGCGAAGATCGCCGCCGACGTGAAGGCCGGGCTGGTGGCTGCGGCGGCCGTACCGCGGCCGTGGGCTGAGGAGACGGGTTCGTTCGCGGCGCTGACCGCGCGGGACCTGGCCACACCAGGAGGCCCGGGGTGATCCAGTCCGCCTACGACGCCCTCGATGTGGCCGAAGCGCTGCACCAGGCCGACGTGGCGCGGCTGATGGGCGGGGAGCCGCAGCGTTGCCCTGGCTGCGGCTACGTCCTGCCCAAGTGCGACTGCGAAGCCCGCTACGGGCGGAGGGGACGGAGGCGTCCCGATGGCTGAGAGTCTCGGCCCGTCGCCGTGGCCGGACTGCGGCACCCTGACCGCCGCCCGCCGCCACAACCGGCGCCACGAGCCTGCCTGCCACGACTGCCGACAGGCCGAAGCCCGCAACCACGCCGAACGGTCCGGCACCGATGGCGACGGCGCGCAGACCGGCGACTTCCGCGCCGTCCGCAACGGCCTGCCCATGATCCCCGGCTACGCCTGGCACGCCCGCACCTACCCGTGGGCGCGCCGCGTCTGGGCCCGGCTCAAGGGCGGTGAGCGGCGGTGAGCCCCGAGCCGTGGCCGTCGTGGCGGCGCAAGGGCTGCGGCACCGAGGCCGCCTGCCGGCGGCACCGCCGCAACGGCGAGACTCCCGACCGTGCCTGCCTGGAGGCTGAGGCTCAGGCGCACCGGCGGCGCGCCGCCGAACGCCGCGAACTCGCCGGCACCGGGGCCGTCCACTACCGGTACGCGCCCGACGCTGCCGTGTACGGCCAGCCGCGCGGCTTCCCCGCGTGCGGCCGGCCGGCCGGTGTCACGCTCACCAGCGACCCGGCCGGGGTGACCTGCGGGCAGTGCAGGCGCAGCGGGCCGTACCGGCAGGCGGCGGGGGTGGCTGCCTGATGTATGTCGTCCTGCTGGCCGCGACGCCGCTCCTGACCGGGGCCGCCGTCTACGTCCTCTTCCGGCTCACCGGCCGGCTGGGCAAGCCATGAGCGGCACCACTCTGCGCACCCTCAGCCTCGGAGCAGGTGTCCAGTCCACAGCCCTGCTGCTGATGTCACTCGAAGGCGCGCTCCCGAAACTGGACTGCGCGATCTTCGCCGACACCGGGTGGGAGCCACGGCGCGTTTATGACCACCTGGACCTGATCACCGCCCAGGCGGCAGGAGGCGGCATTCCCCTGCTCAGGGTCGGTGGTGGCGACCTCCGGAACGACGCAATCAATCCGTCGCACCGATACGCGAGCATCCCGTACTTCGTGCGCAACCCGGATGGCAGCGAAGGGATGGGACGGCGGCAGTGCACGAGCGAATACAAGCTGACCCCGATCCGCCGCAAGGTCCGCGAACTGCTCGGCGCGAAGGCCCCCGACTTCCGCCGCGTCCCGAAAGGCCACGTCGCTGAGCAGTGGATCGGGTTCAGCACGGACGAGATCGGACGCGTCTCCGAACACGACCAGGTGTCCTACATCGCCAAGCGGTATCCGCTGCTGGAACTCGGCATGGACCGCAAGGCGTGTGAGCGGTGGCTGCGGTCACGGGGCTGGACATCGGTCACTAAGAGCGCCTGCATCGGATGCCCCTTTCACGGCAACCGGCAGTGGCGCGAGCTGCGGGACCACCACCCGGAGGAATGGGCCGACGCCGTGGCGTTCGACGCGGCCATCCGCAAGGGCAGCGCGCGCGGGCTGCCGCTGAACGGCGAAGCGTTCCTGCACCGTTCCCGCGTCCCGCTGGCCATCGCCCCGATTGACCGGGTGACCTCGGCGGAATGGAGAAGCCGTCAGGTTGACGTGTTCGACGCCATCGCCGACGCCGGCGAGGAGGGCAACCCGGACGGCTGCTCGCCTTATGGCTGCAGGAGCGGATCGGCGGTGGCCCAGTGAGCAGGTGCGGCCGGTGCGGCCACCCCGAGGAAGCCCACCAAGGCGCCACGGCCGACGAGACCGACGTCCTCCTCGCCACACTCCGCTGCCGCGGCTACGCCATCCCCCGCGCCACCATCCCCGAGACCACCGCGCCACACCCCCCGCTGTGCACCAGGTGCGGGCGCCAAGGACACGAAACCGAAAGGTGCCCCTGGTGAACTTCACCCAGATCGCCGCCCTCACCGGCATCCTCACCGTCAGTCTCGTCACCGCCGCCCACGCCGCCATCAAAGCCTGGCGCCGGACCGGCGACGACCTCGAAGCCCTCGTCGACGCCACCCGCGAATTCCGGCCCTGCCCCGACTGCCAGCGCGGCGCCCACGCGCCCGCCCGCTGCACGTGCCCGGCCGACTGCGGCAGCCCCAACTGCACCGGCACCCGCACCGGCTTCTTCGACCTGGCCGCCTGGGAGCACGCGTACAACGAGCAGAACGCAGGCCGGCCATGACCGGGTTCCTCCAGGGTGAGGCCGCCGTCGCCATGGCCCTCTGGATCATCGCCCTGACCGTCTGGATCCTCCGGTGGTGGCGCGGATGACCGACCCCTACTGGAGCGACGACACCTGCAGCATCTACCTGGGGGACTGCCGCGAGGTGCTGCCCGCGCTCGGCATGGTGCCTGACTGCATCGTGGCCGACCCACCCTACGGTGAGACCTCGCTGCCGTGGGACAAGTGGCCCGCTGGCTGGCTGGACGTGGCCGCCCAGGCCGCCAGCTCACTGTGGTGCTTCGGCAGCCTGCGGATGTACCTCAAGCACGCTGACGAGTTCGCGGACTGGAAGCTCAGCCAGGACGTGATCTGGGAGAAGCCCTGCGCCACCAACTTTGTGGCCGACCGGTTCAGGCGCGTGCACGAGCACGTCCTGCACTGGTACCGGGGCAGGTGGGATCGCATCTACCACGTCACGCCGCGCGTGCAGGTGGAGCACCGGACACAGGGCAATTCAGGCACCGGGGCGGTACCGCCAGCGCGGCACTGGACGGGGGGGCAGTTCGAGTCGAGCCCGTGGAGTGATGACGGGACACGGCTGATGCGCTCCGTCATCGCAGCGCCGAGCCTATGGCGAAAGGGCGGCATCCACCCCACCGAGAAGCCGGTAGCCATCCTTGAGCCACTGACCGCCTACGCCTGCCCGCCCGGTGGCCTGGTCGTTGACCCGTTCGCGGGCAGCGGCAGCACGCTCGACGCGGCCCGCCAGGCTGGCCGCCGGGCGATCGGCGTCGAGGCCGACGAACGGTACGCCGAGCTGGCTGCCCGCAGGCTCTCCCAGGTTGACCTGCTCAGCACGGAGGCCACGCCATGACCACCACCGGCCAGCTCATCGCCCGCGCACGCCAGAACACCGGCCTGTCACAGCGGCAGCTCGGCGACCGGCTCGGCGTCACCCAGGCCGCCGTCGCCCACTGGGAACACGGCCGCCGCGCCATCTACGTTGTGCGGCTGGCCCAGGTCGCCGCGGTGACCGGCGTCCGCACGTTCGCCCTGATCGGCGACCAGCCGTGAGCGTGACCGAGGCCGGCATCTACCCGGACATGCCCGAAGACGAATACCACCGGGATCCCGTGCCGGAGGGGAGCCTGTCCAGCACCGGGGCGCGGAAGATGCTGCCCCCGTCCTGCCCGGCCATCTACCGGTACGAGCAGGACCACCCCGTGTTCAAAGACGTGTTCGACTTCGGGTCGGCCGCGCACAAGATGGTGCTCGGCATAGGCCCGAAGCTCAAGCTCATCGCCGCGAAGGACTGGCGCAGCAAGGCCGCCCAGGACCAGCGCGACGAGGCCCGCGCGAACGGGTTCATCCCGCTGCTGGCCCCCGAGCTGGAGCGCGTCGAGCAGATGGCCGCCGCGATCCAGGACCACCCGGTAGCCGGGGCGTTGCTCGACCCGCGCGGCGGGGGCCAGGCCGAGCTGAGCATGTTCTGGCAGGAGCCCGAGTTCGGGGTGTGGTGCCGGGGCCGGCTTGACTGGCTGGCCGCGCAGCGGACCAGCTTCGGCCAGCCCATCGTCTGCGACTACAAGACCAGCGCCTGTGCCGAGCCGGAGACGTTCGCCCGCAAGTCGGCCGGCGAGTTCGGCTACCACTGCCAGGCCGCCTGGTACAGCGACGGCTATTTCATGCTGACCGGCGAGCAGCCCGCGTTCCTGTTCGTGGTGCAGGAGAAGACGCCGCCGTACCTGGTGAGCGTCGTGCAGCTCGACCCCGAGTCCGAGCAGATCGGCCGCGAACGCAACCAGCGCGCCATCGAGCGGTACCGCGACTGCGCCGCCTCTGGGATCTGGCCGGGCTACACCGACGACATCGAACTGATCACGCTGCCGCCGTGGCAGCGCTCCCGAGGAGATGACCTGCTGTGAACCACGAGTCGATGACCGAGGAAGAGATCAAGGAAGCCAAGGCGGCCGAGCACGAACGCCGGACGATCGCCGTCGAGACCGCCGGCCTGCACGCCGCATTCGCGGCGCTCCAGCCGCTCGACTACCACGCTCGCTGCCGCGCCCTCCACTGGCTGCGCGACGCGCTCGACAACCGCGAGGAGCCTCCGTTCTGATGACCACCACAGCTATCGAACCCAGGAACGGCAACGGGATCGCCGTCCCGTCGCCCGGCCGCGTCGGCCAGGCCACCGCCGTCGAGCAGTCCCGCGCCGTCGCCGAAGTCCAGGCCGCCATCGTCGTCGCCCAGCAATGCCCCCGCGACATCTCCCGCGCCCAGCGGGCCATGCGCCAGTCCTGCGGCCAGAAAGCCCTCGCCGAGCGGGCGTTCTTCAGCTACCCGCGCTCCGGGGAGACCATCACCGGCCCGTCCGTTCAGCTCGCCCGCGAGCTGGCCCGCTGCTTCGGCAACCTCCAGTACGGCATCTCCGAGCTGCGCCGCGACGACGGCTACGGCCAGTCGGAGATGCTGGCGTTCGCGTGGGACGTGGAGACCAACACCCGCAGCTCGACGACGTTCGTGGTGCCGCACAGGCGGGACACGAAGAAGGGCGTCAAGGCCCTGACCGAGATGCGGGACATCTACGAGAACAACGCGAACAACGGTGCCCGCCGCCTGCGGGAGATGATCTTCGCGGTGCTGCCGGCCTGGTTCACCGAGGAGGCCGTGGCCGAGTGCTACGAGACCCTGGCCGACGTGGACGGCGTGCCGATGGCCGACCGGATCAAGAGCGCGGTCAGCAACTACGCGGCCCTGCACGTCTCGCAGGCCGACCTGGAGCGCAAGGTCGGCGCGCCGTCATCGGCGTGGAGCGCCTACGACGTAGCTCACCTGGGCGTCGTCCACCGCAGCATCATGCGGGGCGAGGCGCGCAAGGAGGACGAGTTCCCGGCCGCCACGGCCGCGGTTGCGGCCGGCCGGGTGGGCACGGACGGCATCACGGGCAGCGGCCAGACTGGCCAAGGGACAGGTAAGAGCGGGACTGCCCAGAGCGCTACGGGCGCACTGAGCGGCAGTGAAAGCGCAAAGGCCCAGGAGCCACCCGCCGCCAGCACACCGCCGGACCCGGCTGACGCCGCGAGCCCAGCCGGGCCAGAGCCGGCCCCGCGCGCTCGCTCGATCCACAAGTCCACCCTCGGCAACCTCCGCAGCGCGCTGGCCAGCCTGCCGTTCGAGACGCCGGAAGACGTCCCCGGGCTGGTGTCCGATCTCGTGGGCCGCAAGGTCGAGTTGCTGGAATCCCTGCACCAGGACGAAGGCCGGGCGCTCGTCGCCGCGATCGACAAGGCGCTCAGCGACGCCCAGGGCGACACCGAGTCGGCCGTGGGTGACCTGTGGGCGCAGGCCCGCGCCAAGGTGGCCGGCCAGTGAGCTACTGCACCATGACCTGCTGCCTGGCCCACCGCCGCCAGTCGTACTGGAACCTCCAGGACCGCGCGTGGGTCCACGCCGACGGCTGGCTGTGCGACTCGCTGGCCGGCCAGCCCGCACCTGCGCCCGACCCGGCCGACCGGGAGCTGACCAATGCCTGACGGGCCTGCGGCCGAGCTGGGCAACGTCACCACACCCAGCACCGGCTACAGCGAGTGGGCGCAGATCAGCCACGACTGCGACTGGTACGACCACTACGCCTGCACGGGCTGCGACTGCGACTGCCACCCGCCAGCGACCCCGCCGACGATCAAGAACAGCCAGGAGGGCTGATGACAGGACCAGACCACTACCAGGCCGCCGAAGTAATGCTCGACCTGGCATCAGACGACGAAATGGGCAGCGTCGAGGAGAGCTTCCATCAGCTCCAGGCCCAGGTGCATGCCACGCTCGCGCTCGCCGCCGCCACCGCCCTGGCCCACGTGTGGGCCGACCAGGACAACGACGACGCCCACGCCTGGCTCCGGGCAGCATCGGCGGCCACATGAGCAGGGGACCGATCGTCGCCAATGATCTGTGGGCGCAAGTCGTCGTGCGCGCGGACGGCCGGTGCGAGTGCACCGGGTACCGCGGGCGCTCGCACACTGACCGCCGCCTCAAGACCGCCCAGGACCCGCGCTGCCAGCACCGGGACACCGAACAGTCGCCACTGCATGCCGTCCCGCGCAACGGTGAGACCGGCGTCGCCGCGATGCGGCTCGGCCCACGAGGGCTCGCCGCGCTGTGCGACGACTGCGACAAGGGCGTCCAGGCGGGCCGCCGCCGCGTCCAGCGCAAGCACGAAGCCGCCAATCCGGGCACCGGCACGGCACTGTTCCCCGAGCTCATGCCGCCCTAGAGACGCGGGCGCGGGACGCCGCACAAGCCCCGCCCACGGCACCCCGCGCCCGCCCAGAACGTCCCTCCCGGCCGTGCAGCCATGACGCGGCCGGGAGGGACCACCACAACCAGGAAGGAGGCCCAGCCATGCGAGACAACAACTGGCGCGGCGACACGGGCTGGGGCTAACCCCCGGCAGCGCGCTGGCATGCCGCGCACAACGCATGCCACCTGGTGCCCGCTACCGAGGAGACAGGACGACGTGAGTGGAGCTCAAGCCCGCTGGCAAGTGGGAGTGGGAACGCATCATCCGGCGCGTCCGCTTCCGCGCCGACCACGCCACCCGCGCCGTCGCACTCACCCTCGCCCACTACGCCGACCCCGACGGAACCCGCATACGCCCCGGTGCGGAAAGGCTCGCCAGGACCACCGAATACTCGCAGCGGGCCGTCCTGCGGAGCCTTTCCATACTCCGCGAGCTGGGCCTTATCGAACTGACCGCAGGCGCGTCAGCGAAAGGACTGAAAGGGGGTGCCGACGAATACCGGCTCACCTATCCCGCCGAGATTCTGGACCTAATTCCGATGCTCCCAGCAGGCCGGGAGTTATCCACAACCACGTGCCACCCGTGGCAGGTGCCTAGAGGTTACCAGCCGGTAACCACCTGCCACCCGTGGCGCGACCACCTGCCACCCATGGCATGTGGATAGCTACCGCACTGTCTGCTTTTGACCAGACCAACCACCAACCACACCTACAGACCCGTCAGCACACCTGAACGAGGAACCACACGGGCCCGCGCGAGACGCCCTGTGGATAACCGAGGAGTTGGAATGTACGAACCCGGAAATGCAGGTGCCACGCTATGCCAGCTTCTCGACGCAATTCCTGAGGTTGTGGACGCCACCGTCACCGGCTGTAGCGAGACATATACCGGCGCACAGACCTATTTGGTCCACGTGACTCTCGACAATGGCCGCGAACTCAGAATGGACGTGACCGGATGACCGAGAGCCTCGGCCAGGTCCTCGCACGCGCCACCACCGACCTCATCGACGCCATCGCCACCTGGACAGCCCAGCAAGTCACCGCCGCCGTCACACCACACCCACCGACCGGCGAACCGGTGGCGCAGCTCGTCACCGCGGACAGGCTCGACGCGATCATGGTTGAACTCGGCCTGCCCACCGCCGACATGTCGATGCCCATGTTCGAAGCGCTCGCCGAGAACATCAACGCCCTGCACAGCCAGGCCATGCTCGCCGTCGAAGTCGCCGACCTGGTGTGCACCAGCTGCGGGAAGCCAATGCCACCACGCCAGAACTGCTCCCACTGCAAGCCACCAGCCACCAGCACGCCACCCACCCGCGACCAGACGTCCACCACCGCGCTCACCACCGAACGACGCTGGAGCGGCGACCAAGCCGGCCACATCAACCGCTTCGGCTTCCAGCGCGGCTTCCCGGCCTCACCACGGGCATGACATGCCAGCCAGGTGGTGCATTGACTGCGGAACCCTCTACAACCGCGACACCGCACCAGGCCAACGCTGCCCCACCTGCCAAACCACACACGACGCCAAACGCGGCACCAGCAGCCAGCGCGGCCTCGGCTGGGCATTCAGCCGCCGCAAAGCCGCAGACACCGGCTACCAGGCAGCCACACACTGCCACTGGTGCGGAGGGCCCTTCACGACCGACGACCCTAAGACGGCCGATCACACCAAACCACGGTCACGCGGCGGCAGTGACGGGCCGATCGTCGCCGCCCACCGATCCTGCAACTCCAGTCGCGGAGGCAAGCTTGCCCACGAATAGCTGCCCAGGCTGCGGCGCAGAGATCAGCGGCCGCAAGCGCAAATGGTGCACGCCTCGATGCCGGGAACGGAACCGGCCGCCGCGGCCTGCCCGGCCTGGCCGGCCAGCAGGCAAGCGACGTCTGCGGACATGCGAGGTGTGCAGCGCCACCTACCGGCCGACCTATGGCCAGCAGCGCACCTGCGGCCGGATGTGTGGCGCCGAGCTGCAGCGCCGGAACGGCTGCTACGACAGGACCAGCCAGCGCGTCAGATGGCCATCATCAAAGGTCCACATCCGCGACTGCGTCCAATGCGAACGCCTATTCGTCGCCCGCCGCGCCACCCAGACCATCTGCAGCGATACATGCCGACGGCGACGGCTGATCAGCCAGGTGCTTGACCGCCACTACGGATTCGTCCGGGACGCCATGCGTGAAGGCCCACTGCTGGACTACCTGACCAAGCGTGACCATGGGCGATGCGGCATCTGCAACAAGCCAGTCCGCGCGAAGACAGGACCGATGCGGGCATCTATAGACCACATCGTGCCGCGCAGCATCAGCCACGACGACAGCCTGACGAACCTCCAGCTCGCACACTGGAAGTGCAACACAACTAAGAGCAACCGAGGCGGCGGCGAGCAGTTGCTGCTGGTGGGATGATCACAATGCGTGATTCTAAGAAATCGGCCGCCCCGGGGACCCTCGCCCCGGGTAAATCCCCCCCGGGTACCATCCGGGCCCGTTTTTCGCCGGGATTGGTGACCGTCTGTAGCGATGGTGCCCGTGCCGCGGGCTAAGAAGCTGCCTGGTCAGGCGGTTGACAGGCGAAACGGGCAGCAGGCGGTCCTCCCGGCTGAGACGCTGCGGAAGTTCGCATTGCCGAAGCGGGCGGACGGCCTGAAGTATGACCAGCGGACTCAGCGCATGTGGCGGGCGCTGTGGGAGGACGACCGGCTGTCGTCGGTACTGGCCCCGGTGGACCGGGAGCTGGTGGCGCGGTGGGCGCAGGCGGTGGATGACCAGATCAAGGCGCTGGCGCTGGCGTGGGAGAACCCGGTGACGACCGGGAGCATGGACCAGGACGTGCCGAGCCCGTACTTCGCGATCGCCAAGCAGGCGGAGAGCACGGCGCAGGCGTGCGAGGCGCAGATCGGTGTCGGCGCGCTGAACCGGGCCCGCCTGGGTATTGCGATCCTGGCCGAGCAGAGGTCGCTCCTGGACCTGTCTGACGGGTTCCCGGGTGATCAGGGAGGTGACGGTGAGCCGGATCCCCGCCTGTCCTGACTGCGGCTGGCTGCCGGAGGGTGAGCTGTGGCCGACGGAGGGCCCGCGGGCTGTCTGGTGGATGCAGCGGCACATCATCTGCGGTGAGGGCGACTGGTACGGCAAGCCGATCGTGCTGCGCCCGGATCAGAAGCGGTCGCTTTACCGCTGGTATGAGTTCTGCGGAGGCTGCGGCCACTGGCGGTACACGCACTGGGTCCGCACGGAGGCGACCGGCGGCGGGAAGACGACGTTCATGGGTGGTGTCGGCGTCCTGGAGGTCGGCGGCCCGCCGGAGATTTCGCCGGTGTCACCGGATGTGGTGATGGCCGCGAACTCGTGGGATCAGGCGAACAAGCTGTTCGGCGCGGCGTCGATCATGTGTGGCGGCGGTGGCCGGAAGGTGCGCGAGTCGCCGCTGCGGGACTACTTCGAGGTGTACGACTCGAAGATCACCCGTTCGGATGGCCAGCCGGGCCTGCTCGAGCGGGTGGCGGCGGTGGCGGGCACGAACGAGGGCGGCCTGCCGAGCACGTTCATGTGTGACGAGGTGCACGAGCTGGGCGACATCGGGGAGACGGGCCGGGCCCGGATGCACGTGGTGATCGGGAAGTCCACGAACAAGCGGCAGCTGCGCTGCCTGATCCCGGTCCGGGACGGCGACGGCAAGGTGACCGGGATCCGGGAGGTTCAGCGTGGCCCGGGCCGGATCATCGACATCTCGACGGCCGGGTTCGACGTGGATCATTCGTTCTTCGGCGCCCTGTACAAGCACGGGAAGACGGTGCTGAAGGATCCGGCGATCGCGCCGCGGCTGCTGTTCGAGTGCTGGGAGGCGCGTGAGGGCCTGGACTTCGAGGACCCGGCGGACCGGCTGACGGCGGTGCATGACGCGAGCCCGGCGGCGGGCATCTTGTGGAATCCGGCGGACCGGGTGAATGAGTGGAACGACCCGAAGACGCCGCACACCGACTGGGGCCGCTACTACGGCAACCGGTGGGAGAAGATCCCGGAGGACTCCTGGCTGAAGGAGCATCCGGCGGCGTGGGGCAAGTGCCAGGGCGAGTGGGAGATCACCGGCGGCGAGCCGACCGTGCTCGCGGTGGACATGTCGCTGACCCGCGACTCGACGGCCGTCGTGGAGCTGGCCCTGCTGCCGGACGGCCGGATCGCGGTGACGGCGAAGATCTGGTTCCCGGACGGCGGGAAGATCGATCACCTCGAGGTCTACAACTACCTGAAGAACCGGGCGGCCGAACTGGGCCAGCGGTTCCGCGGCGTGGTGTATGACCCGCGGTTCTTCGAGCTGCCTGCCCGGATGCTGGAAGACGACGAGGGCCTGCTGGTCATTCAGTTCGACCAGACGCCGATACTGATGGCCCCCGCTGTGGGTGAGGCCTTTGATGCCATCATTTCTGGGCCGCCTGGGATCGTGCACGCCGGCGACCCGGACTTTGACCGGCAGGTGCTGGCGGCGGCGAAGCGTCCGCAGGAGCGCGGGTTCACGCTGAGCAAGGGCAAGAGCAAGCGGCGGATTGACTCGGCGGTGGCGATGTGCATGGGCGTGCACACGCTGAACCGGCTGGCGAAGCCGGTCAACTGGGCTGGCACGGTGTGGTGACCGCTGTTCTGGTGGTTGCCGGTTACCATGATCCCGTGACCACTGCAACTATGCCGCGGGCTGGGCTGGCGTGCCCGGGGTGTGCGGGCGGCCGTGAGGTGAACGGCCTGCCGTGCCGGGACTGCGCCGGGACGGGCCGCCTGGGCGGCGGCCCGCGGTTGGCGGGGCCGCTGCGGAAGGTGCTGCATGGCTGGTCGCTGCGGGCTGCGGCCGCGGCGGGGACGGTGGTGCACTGGTCGGCGTCGCTGCCGGGGATCGGCGGTGCCGCGGCGGTCACGGTGGGCGTGTCGATGATCGTGCACGGGGTGTTCCGGCAGGTTCCCGAGCTCGGGGCGGCGGCGCTGGTGGCCGGCGTGTTCGGGCTGCTGGCTGACCGGCGGCTGTAGATGGCAGTCTTCGCCGGGCCCCGGGAGCGCGCGGCGGATGGCCGCACCCGGGAGAAGCGGATCGCCCAGCTGGCGTTCATCGCCCCGCCGATCGGTGCGCGGATCAATGCGGTGCAGGAGCTGTACGGGATCGGGTCGCCGGACCTGGCGAACCGGCACAGTGCGGCCTGGTCGTGCCGGGACCTGATCGCGTCGATGATGGGGATGCTGCAGCCGTGGGCGTTCCAGCTCGACGGGACGGGGGTGCCGACGCCGACGCCGGGTCAGGGGATCGGCTCGGTGGGGAACGCGTCGACGCCGGTGAAGGTGGCGCGGCAGCCGGCGATCCTGAACGAGCCGAGCGCGGATATGGACATTGGGGACTTCCTGTATGCGGGGACGTATGCGCTGACTCTGGGCAACGTGTACGGGTCGATTGTGGCGCGGGACCGGCTGAACTACCCGTCGCAGATCGAGCTGCAGGACAATGCCCGGGTGCAGGTGCGGCGCCTGGCCGACGGCGGCAAGGAGATCAAGTTCGGCGGCGTGGAGCAGGCTGCGGGCACGTACTGGCATAAGTCGGTGTTCCGGCCGCCGGGGTCACTGACGGGCTTGTCGATCTTGCAGGCGGCGCACCGGGCGATCACGCTGGGCGTGAACGCGGAGGATTTCGGCAACGGGTTCTTCGAGGACGGCGCCCACCCGTCGTCGCTGCTGACGAACGAGAACCAGGCCGAGATGAGCCAGGAGGACGCGCAGACGGTCAAGCAGAAGTTCATGGCCGCCGTGCACGGGTCGCGCGAGCCGGCGGTGATGACGGGCGGCTGGAAGTACCAGCAGGTGCAGACCAGCCCGACCGACTCCCAGTTCATCGACACGCAAGGCATCAGCGACCTGAAGGTGTGCCGGTATTTCCGGGTGTGGCCGGAGATGGTAGCGGTGCCGATCCAGGGCTCGTCGATCACGTACGCGAATGTTGAGCAGCGGGCGCTGGACTTCCTGACGTACACGATGCAGCGGTGGATCACCTGGTGGGAGCGGAAGCTGGGCGCACTGACGCCACCTGGCCAGTACGTGAAGTTTGACCTGTCGCCGCTGCTGCGCACCGACATCCTGACCCGGTGGACGGTGAACCACGCCATGATCGGCAGCCGTACGGTGACGCAGGACGAGGTGCGGGCGGGTGAGGACATGCCGCCGCTGACCGACACGCAGCGCGACCAGGTCAACGCCATGCCGCTGCAGCCGATGCTGCCCCGGCTCAGTCAGGGACTGTAGGAGGCCAAGAGTGAATCGTGAGCTGCGGCGCCAGCGGCGGATGGCGATGCGGGGAGTGCCGGAGCGGCTGGGCCTCCAGTTCGCGCAGGGCAATATCGAGATGCGGGCCAAGCCGAACGGCACCGCGGCCGGGTCGAACTTCGAGTGGAACGGCTACGCGGCCGTCTACGGGGTCGGCTTCGAGATGTGGGACCCACACGGCGAGCCGTACACCGAGGAAGTCGCCTACGGGGTATCGAAGCGGTCGCTGAACAACCCGAACCTGGACGTGCCGTTCCTGGTGGGCCACAACGACGCCGGTATCGCGATGGCCCGCACGAAGTCCGGGACGATGACCCTGTCCGAGGACACCACCGGGCTGCACACGCACGTCCCGGCGATGGATGGCCGCCGCGAGGACGTCCGGGCGCTGGCCAGCGCGGTCGAGCGGGGCGACATGGACGAGATGTCACTGGCGTTCATCTGCCTGCAGCAGGCGTGGGACGAGCAGTTCGAGAAGCGGACGCTTGTGGAGTGGGACCTGCACCGCGGGGACGTGTGCGCGGTGGTCCACGGGGCGAACTCGGCGACGGCCGGCGCGTCGATGTTCCCCGTCGAACAGCTGTCGTTCCGCCGGCCGGCGGCGATCGGCGGCCCGGTGCTGCTGCGCCGGGAACGGCGGATGCCGACCGCGCCGTACACGATCCACCCAGGTGAGGGCACGCTGTGCGGCCAGTGCCGCTCCGCCAACGACGCCGACGCGTGCTTCTGCGACCAGTGCGGGGCGCGGATGCCCGGCGAGCCGGGCGAGTCGACGGTGAGCGGCGAGGACGAGACGCAGCAGTGCCAGTCCTGCCTGTGCATGAATGCGACGGACGCGAAGTACTGCGACCAGTGCGGCCGTGAGCTGGCCGGGGTGACTCCCTCCCGGGCACCAGGCGGCGGCTACGTGTCCAGCTTCGACTGGGCCGACGGGCAGCCGCGTGAGCAGCTGACGGCCGCCCAGGCGCTGGAGCTCCTGTCGGTCACGGCGGCCGAACGGGACAAGGCCAAGAAGGCCGGCAACTCACTGCCGGACGGCTCGTACCCGATCAACAACGTCAAGCAGCTGCACGCCGCCGCCACCCTCGCCGCCTCACACCACGGCGACTGGAAGGCCGCCAAGACGCTGATCCGCCGCCGCGCCAAGGAACTGGGCGTGGACGTGACCACGCTGACGGGCTTCGGCGATAAGAAGGCCGCCCGCCGCGTGCTGGAGCTGCTGGCCTCGGCCGCCGAAGACCTGAACCTGTCCATGTCGTCGGACTACGACGCCGGCGGGGCGGGGCACGCGGCGGGGCTGACGTGCCCGCAGTGCCAGACGGGGAACCACGCGGGTGCGAAGTTCTGCAACGGCTGCGGACGCAGCTTCGGGACGGGCGCGTCGGTGACGGTGGACGACTCGACCGGCATCCCCGGCGAGGAGACCCAGATGGGTGCGGCCCGGAAGCTGGAGCTGATGACGCGCGAGCTGGAGCTGGAGGAACTTGCGTCTGCCCGGTAGCAGGCCGCATACTGGCCGGGTTACACGGGTGTGATTTTGCCCCGGAGCCTCAGCCCGGCAGCCCTTGCGGCTGCCACCTGGCGGCCACCACGCAGATGACGGTCACACCGTGACCCAAAGTCATCTTCTGCGTGGAGGCTCTGAATGCCTGGAAAGCTGCGCCTGCCGTCTGTGCCTGTGCCGGGTTCGATCATCGGCTACCGCAAGAACGGCGCGCCGGTCCGCCTGATCGCGGGCGGTGACGAAACCCACGACCTGACTGGCGAGCTTGAGAAGCGCCGCGCCGGGCTGATCACCGCCAACCGGGAGATTCTCTCGGCGGCCGCGGCCGCGAACCGCGGCACGACCGCGGACGAGGACACGCGGTACGGCGCGAACATGACCGAGATCAAGGCGCTGAATCAGCGGCTGGACGACCTCGGCGACCAGGCGCAGCGCGAGGAGCGGGCGAAGAAGGCCCAGGCCGGGCAGGAAGGCACCGCCGACGACGGCGGCTCCGGCGCCCAGCCGTCCGGTGTGAAGGTTGGCGCCGAGCCGATGATCTACGGCCGGTACAGCGGCAACTCTTACTGGCTGGACCTGGCCCGCGACCAGACCGGCCGCGGCGAAGTGGAAGGCGCCCGCGAGCGGCTTGGGAGGCACGCCGCCGAGCTGCGCGTGGAGCTGCCGAAGCGGCACGAGCGGCGTGAGCGTGAGGCCCGCGGCGAGGTGGAACGGCTGCACACCCGGTCCCGCCGCGAGGAGCGGGCCCTGGAGCGGTTCTACGGCGCTGGCGGGCAGGTGTTCGAGCGGCGTGCGATCAACCGCACCGACGGCACCGGCGGCTACTTCGTGCCGCCGCTGTGGCTCGTCGATGAGTACGTCCCGTACCTGCGCGCGGGCCGGGTGACGGCGAACCTGTGCCACTCCCTGCCGCTGCCCAGCGGTACGGACAGCATCAACCTGCCGCGGATCACCACCGGCACCGCGACCGGCCCGCAGACTTCCGACGGCGGCGCTGTGCCGGGCCGGGACCTGGTGGACAACTTCGTGAACGCGCTGGTGCGGACGGTGGCCGGGCAGGAGGATGCGGCGATCCAGCTGCTGGACCAGTCGCCGATCGCGTTCGACTCGGTGATCAGCAAGGACCTGATGCAGGACCATGCGATGCAGGTCAACGGCCAGGTGCTGCTCGGGTCGAACTCGAGCGGGCAGATCAAGGGCCTGTACCCGCAGGGGACGATCACCGGCGGTTCGACGCCGGGGATCATCGTCAACGGGGTGACGGGCACCACCACGAGCCAGTGGGTCGGGGACTCCGGGCGCGCCGACTTCTACTCTGGCGTGGGGCAGCTGTTCTCCCAGATCGGCCGGAACCGGTTCCTGCGTGCGAAGGCGCTCGTGTCGAACGAGGCGGTGTGGAACTCGTTCGCGACCGCCACGGACGGCAACAAGCGGCCTCTCGTGCCACCGAGCAACCAGGGGCCTTGGAACGCGGCGGCGACCGGCGACTTCGACCCGGGTGCCCCGGACGAGGGCCCGGTGGGCTCGATCCTGGGCCGCACCTGGTACGTGGACAACAACATCCCGCTGACCTTCGGGGGCGCCTCGACGAACCCGTCGATGTCCACCACTTCGGCGGGGCACGTCTCTCCGACGGACGGCACCGGATCGGGTGACAACTTCACCCCGGTGATCGGCGGCGTGTTCGATGACCTGCTGCTGTTCGAGGGGGACATCCGGACCCGGGTGCTGCAGGAGATTCTGTCCGGCACTCTGCAGGTCCGGTTCCAGATCTACTCCTACATCGCGTTCCTGCCGGACCGGTACCAGGACGCGAACTCCCGGATCATCTCGTACGGGAACGCGAACTCGGGCACCACGGCCGGGGCGGCGCTGTCCACGGGCACCGGTGGCGGGCTGGTGGGTTTCTGATGCCTGGCATCGTCACTGACTCGGTGGAGTGGCTGCTGGACGGGAAGCCTGCCCAGCCGTACCGCTCGAACTTTTCCCGCCGGGGGACGCTGCTGGCGGCGGGGCTGGCGACTGCCTCCGGCACCGGGTACGTGGTGCCGGTCGTCTGCCAGCAGGGCGACGTCATCACCTCGGTCACGGTCGGCGTGAAAACTGCGTCGGCCACGCCCACCCACGGCTGGGCCGCGCTCTACACCGGCCTGACGACGGCGGACACGCTGATCGCCCAGGCGGCCGACGACACGTCCGGGTTCCACGGGTCCGCGTCGGCGCAGACGTTCACCCTGGCCACGCCGCACACCGTGGGCACCGACCCGGGCACGACCGGCCAGTCCGGGCCGCTGGTGCTCGGCGTGCTGATCTACAACGAGGCGGCGACCGGCGGCTTCGTCGACGCGCTCAGCCCGGGGTCGGAGGCGGTCGCTGGCGGGGTGTACGTGACCGGGCAGGTGCCGCTGCTGTTCACCAAGGGCAGCATGTCCGCTGGCGCCGTGGCACCGGCGACGCTGTCCGGGTTCGCCGCGGCGGCGGCCGGGTTCACCGCGCCGCTGGTGACCCTGCACTGAGGAGGGACGGCATGCCACAGGAAGAGGGCCGGTACACCTTCGAGAACGACCGCGCCGAGGCCACGGCCAAGGCGGACCGGGAGGCGGCTGAGGCTGCCAGGGCCAAGGCCGCCGCACCGGCCGCCAAGCCCGCGGCTCCGGCTGCGGCACCGGCGGCCAAGGCGGCCCCGGCCAAGCCCGCGGCCGCGGCACCGGCGGCGAAGACCTGATGGCCACCCGCGGGCACGTCCTGGGCGAGCTGCACCGTGAGCTGCGGGCGGCCCGGGACGTGCACGCGGACGCCTACGCCGCCGAGCTGGAACGCAAGATCGCCCGCCTGTCGCAGGGCAGCGCGGGCAATCCCGCACGCGAGACCCGCCGCCGCCCGGCGGCCACCAGGAAGAGGACACGATGAACTTGACCCAGATCGCCGACGACCTCAAGGCCCATTTCGAGTCCGCCGAGACCACGGCGAAGACGTTCCTCGGGCAGCACCTGCCGCAGCTGTCCTCGCTCGCCGAGCACGCGGCGGCCAATCCGCTCGTCGACGCGGCGATGAACGCGGCCCACCTGTCGCCGGAGATCCTGTCCGCGCTGGCGGACACGATCAACAAGGCCGACGCGGCGATCGCCGCCCTGACCCCGCCGCCCGCTCCCGCCGAGGCCGAGGCCCCGGCCGAGGCCGGGGCCGCGCCGGCGGATGAGGCCGCGGCGCCGGAGGCCGCCCAGCCCGAAGTGGTCCCGGTACAAGCCTGACCCGGCGTTCCCCGCGGCAGGAGAGGTGGTGACCCGTGGGCCCCTACGATCTCGGCGCGCCCGTGCCCACGGGCGACCTCCCGTTCTATGTCGTTGACGATGCCGGGAACCCGGTCAACGCGTCGGAGACGCCGGTCCTGACGATCACCCTCCCGGACCAGACCACCGCGACGCCCACGGTCAGCGACAGCCCGGCCACGACCGGCACCTACCTGCCCGCTGACCCGTTCGTCACCACCCAGGCCGGCCACCACCTCTGGGCATGGACCGTCGCCGGCACCTACCCGGCCGCCTATGCGGACTCATTCGAGGTTCGCTCCTCGCCGGACCCGACGATCACCAGCCTGGCCGAGGACCGCGAGATCCTGAAACTCCCGGCCACGGACACGTCCAAGGACAGCGTGATCCGCGGCTACAGCCAGGCGGTCACCGAATGGATCGAGTACGTGTGCGGGCCGGTGGTCACCCAGCAGGTGACCGAGATCGTGCGCGCGCAGGGCAGCGTGTTCATCCTGTCGAAGCCGCCGGTCCGCACCGACATGGGCACCACGTTCTCTGACCCCAACCGCCGCGACGGCTCGACGACGAACGGCCTGGTGAGCGTGACGCCGCTGCTGACCTACGGGTTCATGTACGACCTGAGCACGCTCCTGGTGGACGGGCCGCGGGGGATCGTCCGCATGTACGCGGGCCTGCCGTTCTTCTACTCCGGCGACCCCTACAGCCAGTACCAGGTGACGTACTGGGCGGGCCGCAAGATCATCCCGTGGGGCATCTATGAGGCGCACAAGATCGCGCTCAAGCATGTGTACGGGGTGAACCGCGGCGGCATGGCCGGCGCCGGGTCGATGGCCGCCGACGAGGAGACCACCCCGACCGGGTTCGGGTTCAGTGTGCCGAACCGGGCGATCGAGCTGCTCACCCCGCATTCGGGCAAAGCGAGCAGGGCGGCGTTCGCGTGAGCACCACGACGCAAGTCCCCGATGTCCTGGACTACCTGGTGGCCGCGTGCCAGGCGAGCGCATCCCTGGGTGCTGCCAGGCCGCCGGTGCTGGTCTTCGACGGGCCGAACATCACCGATGACCCGCTCACCGAGCCGCTGCGGCTGTGGGTCGGCTACAACCCGCTGGGGCCCACTGAGCCGGACGTGGAGACCGATCAGGACTGGCCGGTGCTGGATGCCGCGCGGACCCTGGACGAGACCGCTGAGATCGTCTGCGCGGCGGAGGCGTGGTCGGGGACGCCGACGGTGAAGACGGTCCGGGACCAGTGCGATGCGATCGTCGCCGCGGTGGCGGTGCTGCTGCGGGGCACTCCGGCGGTGGGTGGCCCGGGTGACACGCAGATGGGCGGGCTCGTGTTCTGGTCGCGGGTGACGGCGGGCCAGTGGTATCAGCGGCCGTCGCAGGACGGGATCGCTGTCATGCACGTTTTCAAGATCATGTACCTGGCCAGGCTGACCACGTCCTAGGAGGCGGCAAGTGCAGTACAGGTGTATCAAGGCCCGGCTGGGCACCAAGGTGGGCGCCGTCGTGGACGTGCCCGACGGCGCGGCCGTGTCGCCGCTCTACTACGAGCCCGTCGAGCAGGCAAGCCCCCCGCCGGCTGGCCCGCCCGGGCCGCCGGTTTCCCCCGTCCCGGCTTCGCCGCCGCCGCCGAGCTTGCCCGCGTCTTCGGCCCCCGCTAGCGAAGGGACACCGGCATGAGCACGTACCCGGGTTCCGGTCTCAACACCCAGTTCTACGGCCCGGTCGTGGAGGACGACTACGGTGTGGCGCCGACGCTGAGCGGCTCGTTCTTCTACCCGATCAAGGGCGGGGAGTCGCTGAAGAGCAAGAAGATCACGGTCCAGGGTGAGGGCCTGTTCAAGGGCGCCCTGCACGCGCAGGCGTCGCGGCGTGTGCTGGCCGGGTGGGATGCGGGCGGGAGTTTCGGCCTGGAGCTGCCGGCCCGGCACCTGCAGCAGTGGCTGTTCCCGATGTTCGGGTCGTACGGGCAGACGGCGTCGGCGCTGACGGAGGATTCGACGACGGGCGCCTATAAGGCGATCCACGCGCCGGGCCCGCTGCAGACGAACTCCTTCGCGCTGCAGAAGGGTGTCCCGTCGGTCGATGGGACGGTCGAGCCGTTCACCTATGTGGGCTGCAAGATCAGTGAGTGGGAGCTGTCGATCGCGAAGACGGCGATCGCCCAGCTGAGCATGACGATCATGGCCCGGAATGAGCTGGCCGGCGACGGCAACTCCGACCCGCTGAATGATTCGGTGCCGGACCTGGTGTCCTACGTCAAGCCGGTTGGCAGCGTGTTCCACTGGGCGCAGATGTCGCTGTACACGGGCGGTACAGCCTCGACCACCGACGGGGTGACCACGGTATCGGGTGCGTCGCTGGCGGCGAATGTGAAGTCCGCGTCGATCAAGTACACGACCCCGCTGGACGGTGACCGGTATTTCGCTGGCGGCGCGGGGTTCCGGGACGAGCCGGTGGACAACGGCCTGCGGCAGATCGCGGTGTCCTATGAGGCGGAGTGGCTGTCGGCGGAGGCGCAGTACGACGCCTATGCGAGCGATACTCCGGCGACGCTGGCGCTGACGTTCACCGGGCCGGGGATCGGCACCGGCAGCGATAACAGCATGTTCAGTGTGCTGATCCCGGAGATGTTCATCGACGGGGAGCCGCCGGACGTCGCGGGCCCGCAGGTGGTCACGCAGAAGCTGGCCCTGTCTGGCCTGGACGATGCGGTGAACAACGTGATCCAGGGGACGTACTGGACGACGGACACCACCTGATGGCCCAAAAGCGCGACAGCAGGGGCCGCTTCACCGGCAGCCCGCACCGCCAGCGGGAGCAGCAGCGGCGCCGCCGTTCCTCGGGGGGCCGCAGTATCGGCGATTTCGGGTCGCGGGTCACCACGCTGGGCGCGGTGGGCGGCGGCGGGGACCTGGGCGCGGCGGCGAACATCATCGCTGACCGGGCGCGCGGGCTGGCGTCGGGCTGGTCGGAGCAGATCCCGGGGGCGATCGGCGTCGAGGTGTCCGGGAAGGTGGCGACGATCTCCTGCCAGGTCGGGCCGGCCTACCCGAACGAGGTGGCCGGTGTGCGGCATCCGACATTCGGCCATGACCCGTGGGTGACGAACGAGCACCGGCCATTCCTCGGCCCGGCGGCTGACCAGGCGAGCGGCAAGGCGATGGCCCGGTACGCGAAAAAAATAGACGGCTGGGCGCGGAAGGCGGGTTTTGAATGATCCTCGACTATGACGGCAAGTCGTGGAACTTCGACCGTGACGCGATCACGATCGACGAGTGGCGGCAGCTGAAGAAGATCTACAAGATGACGCCGGGCGTCTGGCAGGGCGCTGTCGCCGAGGCGGACCCGGACGCGTCGACGTTCCTGTACTGGCTGATGCTGCGGCAGGCGGGCAACCAGCAGGCCACCCTGGGTGACCACCTGCGGCCGGACATCATCGCGCTGAACCATGCGCTCGCCGAGGCCAACGAGGCCGAGGCCGAGGCCGAGGCTCAGGCTGCCGCCGAGGGTGAGGCTGAGCCGGACCCTACGGCCCAGCCCCCGCCGTCGCCATCCCCGGCGTCACCCTCGCCGCCGGCAGCGCCCAGCCCGCCGCCCGCCGCACCGGAGGGGGTGACCGCACCCACCGCGTCCTGACCGGCGACATCGAGCAGCTGTACGCCGAGTACCTGTTCCCCCTCGGCCACATCTGCCACCTGTCCCGCGACGACGTCGGGCGCCTGAACCTGCAGGACTTCGCCACCTACCTTGACGCCACCGACGCCTACATCGAGGCGATGAACCGGAAGGAGTGAGCATGGCCGGGAACCTGGTCAAGAAGGTCATGCTCAAGATCGTCGCCGACGACGGCGACAGCGAAGAGAAGCTCGACCGCATCTCGGAGAAGGCGGACGAGCTGGGCCGCAAGCACCCCGAGATCAAGGTCCGGGTGGACGCGGCCGCCGCGTCGGCGAAGGTGGCGGTGCTGCGGCGGGAACTGAAGGACGCGGGCAAGGACGCCGAGCAGCCGCACCACTTCAGTCTGTCCGGGATCATGCCCGCGATCGGCGAGATGTCCATGTTCCAGAAGGTCATGCTGGCCACGAACATCGCGACCACGTTCGCGGAGCCGCTGATGGCCGGCCTGACCGTCGTCGTCGGCGGCCTCACCAGTGCGCTGGCCGCGGGCGGGATCGGCCTGGGTGCGTACGGTCTGGCCCTCGAAGGGCTGATCAAGTCCGGGTACAAGCCGCTCACCGGCGCGATCTCGGGGGCGAAGAAGGAGTGGGAGTCCTGGTCGGAGTCTCTGGCGAAGCCGGTCGCGGCGCCGGTGATCGGGTTGCTGCATCAGGTGCCGGGCCTGCTGAAGGACATCACCCCGTTCGCGAAGTCGGCGGCGTCCGCCCTCACCGGCCTCGTCCACCAGTTGTCCGCGGGCCTGCAGTCCAGCGGGTTCCAGGACTGGCTGCATTCGATCCTGCCTGAGGTGAAGCCGGTGATCACCGGGCTGGGCCAGGCGATCGGGCACATCGTGGTCGGGATCGGCGGGATCATCAAGGCGTTCGCGCCGGTGGGGCCGGTGATCATCGGCGGCCTGGACAAGATCACGGCGAGGTTCGCCCACTGGGGCCAGACCCTCTCATCGCACTCCGGTTTCAAGTCGCTGATGACGATGTTCAAGACGGAGACGCCGCTGGCGGTCGGCGTGCTGAAGAACCTCGGCTCGACGATCATGACGATCGTCAAGGACATGACGGGCCTGTCCGGGGTGGGAAACTCGAAGTTCCTGCTGCAGATGGCGATGCCGTTCACGTCACTGCTGCGGGTGCTCGTCCAGGCGAACCCGGCCCTGGTCCGGTTCGCCCTGTACGCGGCCGCGGCCGGGAGCGGGATCAAAAAGATATCGAACGTGTTCGGCACGAACGGCCTGGTGGGGGACGTCCAGTCGGCGATCAACGTCCTGGGTAACTTCGGTCACGCGGCCGAGGACGCTGGCGCGGGGGAGAAGATCGCGGCCGCGGCGACGCGCATATGGGAGGGCGCGCAGGCCGGCCTGGACGCGGTGATGGACGCGAACCCGATCGCCCTGATCGTGATCGCCGTGGTGGCGCTGATCGCCGTGGTGGTGCTGATGGTGACGCACCTGCACGAGACGGCGCACATTTTCGACATGGTCCGGCACGCCGGGGCGGTGGCGTTTGATGCGGTGCGCCACGCGGTGGCGACGGCGTTCGACTGGATCAAGGGGCACTGGCCGCTGCTGCTGGCGGTGCTGACCGGCCCGATCGGCATGGCGGTGCTGTTCATCGTCGATCACTGGCACACGCTGGTGTCCGATACGCATCAGGCGTGGTCGGACATCGTGAATTTCCTGCATTCGGCCTGGTCGGACATCGTGAACGGGATACACACGGCCTGGTCGGACGTGGTGAACCTGACGCATTCGGGCTGGTCGGATGTGATCAACGTGCTGCATTCGGCGTGGTCGTCGATCGTGAACGCGGTCAGCGGCGGGGTGCATCAGGTCGAGTCGTTCTTCTCTTCGCTGCCGGGCCGGATCGTCGGCTTCCTGGCCTCCTTGCCGGGGATGCTGTTCAGCGCGGGCGTGCATGCGATGGAAGGGCTGATCAGCGGCCTGGGCTCGATGATCGGCAAGGTCGGGTCCGTCGTGAGCGGTATCGCGGGCAAGGTGGCCGGGTTCTTCGGCTTGTCGCCGGCGCGGGAGGGGCCGCTGTCGGGGGGCGGGGCGCCGTTCATCCGCGGCCAGCATTTCGCCGCGGACTTCGCCGCGGGGATGGTGTCCGGCCATCCGGGGATCACGTCGGCCGCGGCCGCGCTGGCCGGTGCGACGGGGATGGCGAGCCGGGCCGGTGCTGGCGGTGCGGGGCAGAAGTTCACGTTCGAGTTCGCCGGCGGCGGCGGCACCGAGCTGGATCACGCCATATGGGAGTGGTTCGTCCGCAACGTGCGCGTGAAGGGCGGCGGCGGCCCGAACTCGGTGCAGCGGGCACTGGGGCAAGGCACCTAGCAGAGGAGAGGTATGGCGAACAAGCAGACGTTCACCGTCGTCAAGAGCGCGACGGTGCGCGTAACCCACGAACACCGGTTCGACGAGCCGGACGACAAGTGCCGGTGCGGCAAGGCCGAGCACGAGACCGACGGGCCAGTGCAGGTGACGGAGGTGACCAGCGGTGAGTGACGGACCATCGGCGGCGGGCGCGGACGCGATGCTGACCGCGCTGATAGCCGACTTCGCGGACGTGCAGCTGCACACCGCCGACCCCGGCGGCGCGGGCACCACCAGCGTGTCCAGTGTGACCACCCGCGAGGCGGAAACCTGGGGGTCACCGTCGGCCGGTTCCGTGTCGGCCAGCGGCACGCCGACCTGGTCCAGCTGGGCCGGGACCAACGGTGAGGAGGTCACCGATATTTCCGGCTGGTCGGCGCCGACCAGCGGCACGTTCGGCGATTCGATCCAGCTCGGCTCCGGGGTGACCCTGTTCACCGGGGACACGCTGGAGCTGACCGCGGTCACCATCTCGATCCCGACCGCGTCTTAGGCGCGGGGGTGCCTGGGCCGTACAACGTCTGCAACGGGACCGCCAGCAGCGGCAGTGCGACGCTGACGGTCACCGTCGGCTCAGGCACGCCCACCGGCGGCAGCAGCGCGGCCGGGGATCTGGTCTATGTCACGGGTGGCAACACCGGTGGCCTGAACGTCACCGGCGTCACCGACAGCCAGGGCAACACGTACACGCAGGCGCCGAACCCGGCGAACTCGTCTGGCGCCAACCAGCGGTGCAGCATCTGGGCGTCGCTGACCACGAAGGCCCTGGTATCGGGCACGGACACGGTCACGGTCACCTGGTCGTCCACCGGCGGGAACAAGTCGCTGATCGCCCGCGCGTGCAGCGGGGTGGCGTCGGCGTCGGCGGACCAGTCGGCGGGTGCGAACGGCACCAGCACCAGCCCGGGCTCGGGCGCGACCGGTGCGCTGGCGCAGGCGGGCGAGCTGGTGGTGGGCGCGATCCAGGACGCCACCGCGGGCGGCACGCCGACCGGGCTCAGCTTCGGCACCGGGCTGACGGCCGGGAATACGACCGGGTTCGACGAGATCGTCTCCTCGACGTCGGCGGTGACCGCGTCCGGCACGATCACCTCGGCGGCGTGGGGTGCGTGCGTGGCCACGTTCAAGATGGCCACCTTCACCGCGGCGGCCAGCCAGACGGTCACCCCGGACCAGTCGGCGCTGATGGACAGCCTGCCTGCCACGGCCAGCCAGACGGTCACCCCGGCGCAGGCGGCGGCCGGGGTGGTGCTGACGGGTGAGCCGTACCTGATCGGCAGCGCGGGGCACGCCACCGGCGCGGCCAGCCTCCAGGTGCCCGTGGGCAGCAACGGCGGCCACGCCTCCGGCGTGCAGGACGCGCTGCTCGTCGCTGGCGGCGCGTCCGGGAACAGCGTCGAAGACGTCACCGACACGGCCAGCAACACCTACAGCCTGAGCCCCGGCGGCAGCGATGCCACGAAGCCGGGCACGTACCTGTTCGCGTCCCTCGGCCCGGCGCTGCTCGAGGCGGCCGGGTCGGTCACCCTCGGCTACGCCACCACCGCCGGAGCGAAGACCGGTATCGCCATCGGTGTGCCCGCGCCCGGCGGTCTGGACACGGCGGTGGCCGCCGACGGCGACAGCACCACCCCGTCGGTCACGACCGGCACCCTGGCCGAGCCGGGTGAGCTCGTGGTCGCGTTCTGCACGTACGGGCAGGCGGGCGGCACGATGACGTGGGCGGACGGGTGGACGCAGCTGTGCGCCCCGTTCCAGGCCGCGGCCGGCCAGGAGTGGATGACCGCCGCCTACACCGTGGCCAGCGATACGAGCCCGGTCACCGCGGCGGGGACGATCGGCCTGGCGAACTGGACGATCGTCGCCCAGCCACTCATCCCCCAGCTGGCCACCGCCGCCCAGACGGTCACGCCCAGCCAGGCCGCCACCCTGCACGTGACCGGCGGCGTGCGGGAGGCCACCGCAGCCCAGACGATCACCCCCGCGCAGGCGGTGGCCCCCGCGGTCGTCGCCACCGTCACCGCCACCGCCGCCGAGTCGGTCACGCCGGCACAGTCAGCCACGGCCCTGGTGGCCGGCCCGGGCCAGTTCCCCGACGCACCGCTCGGCGTGACCGCCGAGATCGCGCTGCCGTCCACCGGCACCGGCAGCGCTCCCACCGGCAGCAGCGGCGGCCTGGCAGGCGACTTCGGCAACACCTACCACGTGCCCAGCCTGGGCACGATCGACGTGGCCACGAAAGAATGGGTCGGCACCCTCGCCGGCTACCCGCCTGATGAGGTGGAACGCTGGCCGACCGCCCGCAAATGCTTCTTCAGCGCCTCGGACGGCACCGGCAGCGTGGCCAGCTTCCCGGTCACCTTCGGCTCCGACACGCAGGCCGCAAAAGACCTCAAGATGCGCGCCTACCTGTGCTACAAGCCGGCGTACAACAGCGGCCTGTCCAGCTATGACGCCACGGTGGGGTCGGCCACCGCCGGGAACAGTCACGGCGGCACGCAGGCCGACTGGATCGCCCTGAAGGCGTCGGTCGCCTGGCTCAGCTCCCACGGCCTGACCTGCGAAGTCGTGCTGTGGCACGAGATCGAGCACCAGCCCCTCACCGCCGTCCAGTACTTCTCCATGCTGGCGTTCTATTCCAGCGCGGTCTCCGCCGTCCTCGGGACGGGCCACCTGCACCATGTCGCGTCGGCCGCCTACTCCGGGCAGCTGGTGGACTACTTCCCGGGCAAGCCGAACTTCAGCACGGAATGTTTCGTCGCCAAGGGCTGGACGGACTGCTACACGCACTCCTGGTTCAACGGGTACCAGCTCGACGGAGGCACCACGCCGGCCGCCCCGGATTCGCTGATCGGCTTGTGCAACCGGAACAGCATCCCGTTCGGCGGGGTCATGGAGTTCGGCTGCGGCGGCGTGATCGCCGCGGGCCAGCAGCCCGCCGACACCAACGGCTACATCGACTACCTGACCGGCATCGCCGCGGCCTACCCGGGGTCCAGTTACATATGGTTCGCCGACACGACGGTCGGCAGCACGAATGACGTGATTCCTGGTTTTGCCAGCGGTGAGAGCGGCGGGTATGACGCCCGGCCGCACCTGCAGGCGCTGGCCGACGCGATCACCGGCGGCGCCGGTGGTGGTGGTGGCGGCGGTGGCGGTGGCGGTGGCACGGCCGGAGTCGTCTGGGAGGACGTCACCGGCTACCTGTACGCGCCGGCCGGCCAGCCGGTGGTGACGCTGACCCGCGGCCGGCCGAACGAGTCGTCGCAGGTGAACCCGGGACAGGCCACCTGCCAGATCGACAACCGGGCCGGGGATTTCACCGCCGCGAACCCGGGCGGCCGCTGGTACGGGCTGCTCAGCAAGAACACGCCGATCCGGTTCAGCGTGCCCAGCCAGGACGTGTACCTGCGCCTGGAGGACGACAGCACGTCGTGCGCGGCGTGCCCCACCGCGGCGGGCCTGGACATCACCGGCGGCATCGACGTCCGTCTCGACGTCACCCTGTCGAGCTGGGCTGAGACGGTCCTGGCGGCGAAGTGGACGCCGGGCACGGGCAACACGGAGAACTCCTGGATCCTGCTGCTGAACCCGGACGGGACGCTGACCTGGTTCTGGTCCACGACGGGCAGCGACACGCTGTCCGCGCAGTCCACCGCGCCGGTCCCCGCCTATGGCCGGATGATGATCCGGGTCACGATGAACGCCAGCAACGGCACGGTCCGCTTCTACACCGGCCCCGTGCTCGGTTCCGGCAGCCAGCTGGGCGCCGCGGTGGGCCCGGGCACGGCGACCAGTATTTTCGTGAGCACGGCGCCGGTGAGTGTCGGCAACTACGGGCCGGCGAACCTGGCCAGCGAGGGCCTGAACGGGTCGGTGCACGAGTTCCAGCTGTATGCGGGGATCGCGGGGACGCTGGTGGCGGACCCGGTGTTCTCCGCCCAGCAGCCCGGCGCGCCCAGTTTCGCTGACGCGCAGGGGAACACGTGGACGCCGTACGGGACGGCCGAGCTGTCGCAGCGGTCCTACCGGTTCCACGGCGAGATGAGCTCGGTGCCGAAGGCGGCGGACCCGACGGTCACCGACGTGTGGGTGGACCTGCAGGCGGGCGGCCTGCTGCGCCGCCTGTCGCAGGGCAACGCGCCGGAGTACAGCCCGATGCGGCGGGCGGTGCAGGCGCAGGCGGGGACGCTGGCGCCGGCCGCCTACTGGCCGGCCGAGGACTTGCAGGGCAGCACGGTGCTCGGCAGCGCGACCGGCGGGCCGAGCATGACCGTATCCGGCGGGACGGGTGACGGGTCGGTCACGTTCACCGGGCCGGCGTTCAGCTCCGATACGACGTTCGCCTGCTCGGCCGCGCTGCCGGTGCTGAACGGGTCCGCGTGGCACGGCATCGTGCCCCGCTACACGAGCAACGGCAGCCTGATCGTCCGCTTCCTCATGAGCATCCCCAGCACGGCGGTGGCGTCCACACCGGTCATGCGGGTGCTCACCACCGGCACCCTGCAGGAGTTCTCCCTGTACTGGACCAGCGGCGGCGGCCTGTCCCTGGCGGGCTTCAGCCAGTCCGGCCAGGTGTTCAGCTCCGGGCCGGTGTCGTTCGGGGTGGACGGCAACCCGGTGTGGGTGAGCATGGAACTGCGGCCCGGGTCCGGGTCGCAGGTGAACTGGTCGATGGCCACCCTGCAGCCGGGCGCCAGCACGGGCCTCGGTTTCGCCGGCCACTTCAATGGGACGATCGGCCGCGCCACCGACATCTGGGTGTCCCCGGCCGGGAAGCAAACCCAGGTCACGATCGGCCATATCCAGGTCCAGTCCGACTGGGTGAGCCTGTTCAGCCTCTACCAGCCGCTGAACGCGTGGGACGGCGAGACCGCCGGATCCAGGTTCGCCCGGCTCTGCTCGGAGAACGGGGTCGCGGCCCGGATCGTCGGGCCGCCGGGCCTGTCTGCGGCGATGGGCGCCCAGCCGGTGGATACCCTCCCGGACTTGCTGACCCAGTGTGAGACCGCCGACATGGGGATGATCTTCGAGCCGCGGACGGCGTACGCCCTCGGCTACCGCACCCTGGTCAGCCTGCTGAATCAGACGCCGGCGGCCACGATCGACTGGTCAGCCGGCCAGCTGTCCGACAGCGGGTTCAGCGCGCCCACCGACGACGACCAGTACACGATCAACGACGTCACCGCCACCCGCGACTCCGGCGGCAGCGGCAGCAACTCCTCGGGCGCGTCGGTGCGGATCCTCCTGGACGACGGCACACCCATGTCGGTCAGCCCGCCGCCGGCCGGGGCGGGCGACTACGCCACCAGCGCGGACGTAAACGTCGAGTCTGACGCCCAGCTGCCCGACGTCGCGAGCTGGCTGGTGCACCGGGGCACGGTGGACGAGCCGCGCTGGCCGGCGATGCCCGTCGATTTGACGTGGCGGGACCTGGCCGCGCTCCGGTGGGCGCTGCAGGAGGTGGACGTCGGCGACCGGGCCGACCAGACGGGCCTGCCGACCTGGCTCACCTGGAATGACGTCCGCCAGCTGGCCGCCGGGGCGAGTGAGCAGATCGGCGACTTCGTCTACAAGATCGCCTGGAACGCGATACCGGAGTCGGTGTACGAGACCGGCGTCCTCGATGACCCGGTGTACGGGCGGGCCGACACGGACGGCGCCACGCTCACCAGCGCGGTCAGCACGACGGACACGACGCTGCCGGTGACGTCGGCCGGCCTGCCGTGGACGACGGCGGCGGGTGACCTGCCGTTTGATATCCAGCTGCACCCGCCGGGCGCGCCCGGCCGGGGTGAGCAGGTCACCGTCACCGCGGTCTCCGGCACGTCGAGCCCGCAAAGCTTCACGGTCACCCGGTCGGTCAACGGCGTGGTGACGGCGCACGCGGCCGGGGAAACCGTCAGCCTGTTCACCGAACCAGTGTTCGCGCTCGCATGAGGAGGACGCCATGACCGGTGTAGCCGGCATCCTGGCCGGTGCCAGGATCACCGCCGCGATGATCGCCGCGATCGCGCCCAACGCGGTGGTCAAAGGCGACGACGAATCCCTCTCCTCGAGCACGGCCATGCAGAACGATGACGCGCTCGTCATCCCGCTGACCGCCAACTCCAGCTGGCTGGTGGTGTGCTTCTTCAACTATGTGGCGACGACCGGCGCGGACTTCAAATACCGGTTCACCGCGCCGTCGGGGATCACCGGCTACCAGCAGCCGACCAGGCTGAACCTGTCCGGCCAGTTCACCGGCGCGTTCAGCAGTCTGTGGACGGACACGGTCACCGCCGACGGGCAGGGCGCCAGCACGATCATGAACGTGTTCGCGTTCGGCCAGATCACCACCGGCCCGGCCGGCGGGGACCTGCAGCTCCAGTGGGCGCAGAACACGAGCAACGGCAACTCGACCACGGTCAAGGCCGGAAGCATTCTCGCCGCCTGGCAGGTCGCATGAGCCCCTGGTACGACGGCTACTGGCCGCAATGGGTGATCCAGAACATCCTGCCCAACCCCGCCTGGTGGCTGCTCGTCATCGTCCCCGGCGCCGTCTTCCGCAAACGGATCAAAGCCTGGTGGCACCGGCACTTCGGCGCCGAGGCCGACCTGCGGGAGATCAGGGAGACGGCCGCGGCCGCACACAAGATCATGGCCGACCTGTACCGGCACCACACCGGCCACGCGCACAAGCTGGCACCCGACGATCATGAGGGGGGGACGTGAACCAATGGCGGCTGATCAAGGACGTCTTGCTGACGGGCCTGGGCATGTTCGCGATCTACTCGCAGCTGTTCCGCCAGCACCCGGACGGGCTGATCCTGGGCGCGGGCCTGGCGCTCACCGTCCCGTCGATCGCGTCGCACGTGAGGGCCCTGCTGCCCGGGCCTGGCGATGGGGATTCCTCGCCGCCGCCTCCGCCAGCAGCGGCGCCGCCGCCGGCGCCCTCATCTGGGGAGGTGTCCACTGGTGAATGAGCACGAGGAGCGGCTGCCCGTTGGCCCGAAGGGTGACCGGGGTGAGCGGGGGATGCCCCGCGGGCAGCGGCGGGCGGTCGTGTTCCTGTTCCTGCTGTCGCTGGCCATGTCGGTGGCCGCCTACCTGGCCGCCACCAACTACTACCGGGACGGCCAGGCCACGCAGCAGCGGCAGGGCCTCGTGCTGGAGCGGAAGCTGTGCGGGTCGTTCGGGAAGCTGGCCGGCCTGCACCCACCGCCCGGGAACCCGGCCACCAATCCCAGCCGGGCGTACCTGCAGACGCAGCATGACATCCTCGCCGGGATCGGCGCCGACCTGCAATGCCCCGGAGGCAGTCCATGAGGGAGATGTACGACGCCACCGTCCCGGGGAACATCCGGGCGAGCGCGGCCATGGTCGCCTGGTACGGCGACGGCCTGTACGCGTGGAGCCAAGCGGACCTCGACCGGTTCGCGGACGCGGTCAAGGTGCGGATCACCGTCTTCGCTGATGATGACGAGGGCCAGGTTCTCGACGTCGAGAACGGCGACGCCACGCCGGTGGAAGCGCCCGGGTGGGCGCAGCGCCGCCGGGCGGCCGGGCAGGACCCGACGGTGTACTGCAACGCGTCAACCTGGCCGCAGGTGCGGGCCGAGTTCGCCCTGGCGAAGGTGGCCGAGCCGCACTGGTGGATCGCCGAGTACGACGGCCGGCCGGAGGTCCCGGCGGGGGCGGTCGCGAAACAGTACCTGGGCGGGCCGACGGCACTGTTCGACGTGTCGGCCGTGGCGGACTACTGGCCGGGCGTGGACCCGGCACCCAAACCAGCACCAGCACCGGAGGAAGCGATGGCGAACGGGATGATCACCGGCAAGGCCGGGAGTAAGCAGGACATCGTCTGCCCGATGGGGAAGCGCCCGGACCTGATCACGTTCGGCTGCTCGGAGGCCGCGCGGCTGTCGGTGGATACGCGGGTGAAGGGCACGGCCGACGTGGAGGTTGACCTCAGCTACGTGGAGACCAAGCCGGTCGAGTGGCCGAAGGGGATCGACATGATCGTCGTGCACGTCGTCGAGGCGGCCGCGGACGGGACACCCATCAGCTGGGCGTACTAGGTATCCAAGGTCTCCAGCTCGCCGTGCGTGGCGTAGCAATCGCGGACGCCACGAACGAGGACATCCAGGTCAACCCTGACGCCGGGCGGCAAGCCGGGCTCGTCAACGTCGCGCACGGTGCCCGCAATCCAGACGGGCTTGTGCCCCGGTCCGGTGCCGCGCGCGGGGAGGAGCACCTTCACGCGGTCGCCCGGCTTCCAGCTCACCGCTCCACCTTCTCACTCACAACCTCGCCGGGCACGACCCGCGGCCCGCTGCCGACCGCACGCGGCCCGCCAGCCACCGGCCGGGACGACCCGACACGCGGCACCACCGTCGCCTGCACAGCAACCCAGGCGCCCCGCTCCGGCCTCCACACGAGCTGAACATGCCGGGCCAGCCAGCACACGAACGGGATGACACCAGCCAGCAGCACGCCGCCACCGAACAAGATCAGGTCAGTCATCCCGTCTCCCTCCGAATACCTTCGCACCCCAGCGGAGCCGGTCACCCGTCCCGCCACACGACCGGCACCGGCCATACGCCCGCCTGCTCGACCCCGGGTTCCGGCCACGACGGCCACGGCACGACCGGCACGGCGCGAACGGGTGCACCCGGCAGCGGACCAGATACACCGCCGCGGCGGCCACCACGGCCACCACGATCACCACGGCGTCAGTGGCGTTCATACGGTCTCCCTCGCGGCGAACCAGTCGGCCAGCTCCACCGGGTCATACAGGTGCTCGAGCCCGTGGCGGGCCACAGACTTCGGGAACTGCTCGTCCCGGTGCCGCGCCGTCCGGGCCGCGGCGAGCTTCATCGGCAGGATCCCCGCGGCCACCGCCGCGGACAGGCCGACCGGGTCCGGTGCTGAAACAGCAGGCCGCTCCGGCGGGGCTGAAACTGTTCCATTCCCCAGGTCAGGGCCGCCCGGCAGTGCTGCCTGTTTCTGTGGCACCGCCAGCGGCGGCCCGGTGAACGGCATCCCTGACGGGCACGCCGCCACCCGGCCCGCCATCGCCAGCTCCCGCGCCTGCGCGCCCGTCAGGAACGCCACCTGGGTCTGCCGGACGCTGTCGGTGACGACCTCGGCCCGGCCGATGTGGCGGGTCGCCGGGGGCATCGGCATGTCCGGGACGAGCATCTTCCACGTGGACGGC